GTATTTTTTGCTAAAGATTGAACATCTCTATTTGCTTCTTTAGTTAGTACTCCTAAATCACCACCCATTTCGGCAAAACTTGTTCTAAACTCATGCTCTGCTGTAGCAGAAAAAATCTTTCCTATACTATGCTTGTAGACATCACGAACATCAAACTTTTGTCCCATTAATGCTCTAATCTGTTTAGGAATATCTTGTCTTCCTTTAAGCATTCCTAATATACTTTTTTCAGTATCATTTAAAACCCTGTCAAGTGTAAAGCTATAGTCCGTTAGTATATCGCCTTCATATTTCTTTGCAGTTTCTAAGCTGGTTATCTCATTATGAAAACTATCTATTACTTCATAATCGTTTAAATCGAACCCCGTTTCATTAAGTTGTAGAAACAACATTTCATCTTCTAAGTCATTAAATTCCCGTTTTAATGTTTCAGTAGTTTTAACTACAGGACCGCCCAAACCAATTAAGCCCCGTATTTCTTCAGCGTTCATTGTGTCTAATACTTTAGTAGCTACTAATGGACTCAGTAACCCGATAGCTTCAGCAACTTTATTAACTTCAATGTCTGAAGGCGGTAAGCCTATTTTTTCGCGTACTTCTTCTGCTGTCATTACTCCTAAAATAGCCGCTTCAGTTAATCCACGTTCAACGGGTTCTATCTTTAATAGGTGTATAGCTTTAGGCAACCCGTTATAATTAAGTATCATATTAAACAACTGATCGAAAACAGTCTGCTCAGGGTCTATCTGTAAGTTCTGATAAAGCTGACTAGCTACAGCTATTTCATCAGCATTATTTCCTAAAGAACTACCACTATCATTTAAGCCCATTAACTTAGGGCTAGTAATTCCATGTGCTGTAAATATTTCTTCTCTTATTTGTGTATTAAGTTGGATGAATCTATCGTCTTGACCGTTGGTTGGTATAGGTAATATCTCAGGACCAGGTGCGTCAGCATCATTAAAACTCAATAAAGGGCTACCAGCTCGACCTTCGCCAGTTGCATAGTCTTTAAAACGCCTTTCGATGTCAGCCATTTGCTCGGGCGGACATTCGCCATTCCGAAACGATATGAGATAGCCCGAACTTAAATTATTTTTAATATTATTTAGCGTAAAGGTGCTTATACTAATATCACTTTCTAAGTAATTAATAGCACTTACATAGTCAGGCAAAGGATATACGCCAAGATCAGGTCTATACTCTTTATAGTATATTAAATAATTTTCATTTGCACTTAGTTTTTCTTCAAAAGTAAACGCCTTAAATTCTGTAAAATCTTCGTTACTTTCTGGGCTTCGTGCCTTCCAATCATCAGTGTAATAATATACATCTTCATCTACACCTACACGAACATCTGAAAAGTCTATGTGGTCCATTGAAGCAATAGCACCTAAATTGTTCAATCTTACTTGCATAGCAAAACCGCCGTAGACCTTCTTATCTTTTGCCAACTTACCTAACAGTTCGTTCATTGTGTCGGTGTCGTTAGGGTGTCTTAAAAAGCCTTCTATCGCTGCCCTTTGCTGTAGCTCTATGTCGTTATCAACTGCGAAGCCTTGACCTACAATATATTTAACCTTAGAGTTAATTATTTGTGCGTGTTTGCTGCTCTTATCGTAAAGGTATGTTAAGTAATCAGGATAAGTATTTTTATAAGGTCTATCTGTGCCGTATTCGTACCAATTTCCTTTGCGACTTTCTTTGAACTTTGGAAGTTCATATTGATTAAAATTTATTTGTAATAGTTGATACATAATTAACTTGGATTATATACTACATTAGTTGTTGGCGTTACTGCGTGCTGTGTAAAATCAGGCGTTTCAGTACTATCTAATAATTTCATTTTACCTTCTTCTACTAAATTAGATGCTAGATCAGGGTCTAAGTTTGTACTACTTGCTTGTTCGTAAACTTTATAAGTATAATAGCCACCCTTGCCTAATATTAAACTACCATTAACAGCATCGTCAGCACCTTCAATAAAGCTAAACTCATCATATCTTTTTTTGTTAGTACTTGTATCAGCAATAATAGTATAATAACTAATTTTCGTTTGTGCTGAAGTAAAGACAAATAAATAATACGGGTCTACTAATACTGAAAGTTCGTAAAGTGTGGCCACGAAACTTGTAGTACTATTCTTGTTCAGTATTATCATCAGCTTTTTTACTTTTTTTAGCAAATACGTCAGCGCCTAGTTTCTTTAAAATAGCTTTGTTTTCGTCTTTTATAACGATTTTAAAGCCTTTTCCATGCCAAGTTTGACCAATTAAACCTTTTTTAAACATAATTTCCGTTTATTAATATATGTGAAATATTTGACTTATTAAAAAAAAAGGGTCACTTTAACAGCAACCCTAGTTTAATTATGTAGAAAGTAGAAGTTTATACATCAATAGTCAAAGTAGCAATCGTTGCAGCAGATACTTCAAAAGGCGTTTCCGCTTCTTTTGCCATTAGCTCAATGTCATAGCCTGAACGATCGCCAAAAGCTGTACCAGTATTAGCTACTAAAGATTGTCCTTCAGCGTAAGACTGAAAACCTAATCCCCAATATACACCGTTATTATCTTTAGCAATAACTGCTAAACGACCTAGCACCATAAGCCTAAGCTCGTTGCTTTTTACTGCACTAAATTTATTAATTGAAAAAGCTACAACACCTTCACTAAAGCGTGTTCCGTTTGTTGGGTCTATTGTAGTAGTAGCTACGATGCTACCCACTTCTTTTTTAAGTTCGTATTTGTACCACGTTGCACCACCATCTGTGATAGCTGTTACTTCGTGGTTTGATTCTGTATAGGATGTCATTGAGTCCCTAGATAGAAGATAAATTTCCTCTATTCCACCGACCGAGTCACTACAGTCGCGTTCAAATCCTGCTGCTAAATTACATGGCATATCTTTATAGTTTTAAAAAGAGGGCTATTAAACCCTCTAAAAGTTAATATTATACTAAAGCAAATCTAACGATTTCATCAGGGAAAGCGACATTTAATCCTCTGCGAAATGCTATTGTTACTTTGTAAATTCTATCGTTAGGATCATACCATGAACGAACATCTGTGCTTTCTTCTTCTGGAAGATCAACTCCAATATGTACGTTAGATGCTCTCATTATATAACAGTTATTAGTAGTACCACCACCAATAGTAGTCATACCTGGATCACTAACAACTTCAATATTTGGAAAACCAATTAAAGGCATAGAATAAAACTGTCCTTCACTTACATAATGAAAGTAGTTACCATCTGCAATCGCTCTTTGATAAAGTAAGAACTGTGCTGGTGCGCAATATAATTTTAAATCATCTGCACCCGCAATATTAGTAGGCATCAATTCTGCCATACCTAAAAAGATACTGATAATAGTTGCAGAAGTATAACCCGTAGCAACTGTAATACCTGTCGGATTTCCGTTAACTGCTGTACCAGCCGCTAAAATCTGCTTGTCTAATCCATCATACTGTGATAACTGTGCTGATCCTGAAAGCGTATCGCCTTGCCAATCTGCAATAGCAATAGACTCCTGAATTTTTTTAACCTTCAAACTAAAATATAATTCCGCAAATGGAATTTCTTCTTTTTCGTTTGTAAGTCCTTGCTTTAACATAACGCTTTCATACGTTGCTGCTAAATCGGTCATGCAAAGGTCCTCATGTATTGCAACTTTTCCTGGCGAAATTAAACGCTGTGTTAAAGTAGTAGTTCCATCTGCGCTTCTAGCACAACCGTCCGTCTGAAATATTACATCGGTGGAAAGTACGTTTATAGAAGTTGGACCCTTTACGTTTGTCTGTATTTGAGAGTATCGGGACAACTGCCCTTCTGCAACTGAAGCTACGATCAGTTCCATTGCGTTATCCTCTGTGTACGCTGGTAATGCACTTACATCAAATGCCATAGTTTTAAATTTTTAGTTAATAATTTTTTTATCTTTTAAATAAGAGATAACATCTCTCTTATTTTTCTTTAAATGTGAAAAGCCACTATTACTTTTCTTAGCTGTTTTCGTTGCTGGGTCTGAAGCAATCTGTTCAGTAATTTCTACTAAACTTTTAAACGCTTCTTTTAAAGCTACAATTTCAGCATTGATCTTATTAGTTGCTTTTTCACTAGCAAAGTGTTTTTCTGTTACTATGCTTTCAATAATCTTTTTTGCTTCCCTTCTTTGTTCGTCAGTAAATGGCTTATCATTTTCCATTACTTCTTCCTCTACAACTTCTTCTGCTG